GAGAGGGCCGGAGACGAGCTTCGCGCGGTCGCTCGGGAGGGTGGTCGCGATGCCGATGTTCCGCTCGGAGAACTTCGCGTTCCGGCGCAGCCACGCCACGGCGACGAGGTCCGTGTTCGGCAGAAGGACCAGCGGAGGGGCGCTCATCGTGCGGCCCTGTACCGGTAGAGAGCCGGGCGCATGTACGGCTGCGCCTTCATCTTCGAGGTGCCTTCCTCGACGTACATGTGGTAATCCACCGTCTCACCGGTGATCTTGCCTTTGATCCCGCCCACGGCGATCTTCACGGACTTCCGCCCACGGTCGAGGACCCGGATCGTGCTCGCGAGGTCGCCGGTCTCGACGGGTGCGAGGCGCTGCGCGTCGCTCGCGACATCGTCAGCGAGGTCGGAGAGGAGCGGCCCGGCGTCAATCCGGGCGAGCTGGTCGAGGTGTACGACCCACCGGGTAGACATGGCTCGGCCGCCCTCCTCTCCGTCAGGCTGCGCCCCTAGAGGCACCGTGCGTGCGACGGTCTTCCCGTCGCGGCCGAGGGTACAGGAGCGGCGCGTCGTATTGCACTCCCACCGGCAGTGTGTACGATGGTCACATGACGCAGACGAGCACCGGCATCGACGTTCTTCGCTTCCACCGGTTCGAGGCAGGCTTCTACTCCAACATCGCGGGGCACCGCGTCTTCCGGATGGAGCCCGGCTTCGAGGGTCGTATCCCCGGTCTCGACTGGCGTCTGATCGACCCTTCCGGCGAATGGATGGGAGACCACTCGACTCTCACTTCTGCGCAGGAGTCGATCCGCTGAATCCGGACACGCGACCGCCCCGGCCTCCTCGGAGGACCGGGGCGGTTCTGCGTTCGGCCGAGGTCAGGCGTTCCGAGCGTTCGCAGCCGCGATGAACGCGGCCCCGTCCGTCAGGAGCTTCGCCCGGCCTGCGCCGGTCGTATCGGACTCGACGCGCTCCGCGCCCCACTCCGGGATGCGGCACGGGCGGCCGATCTCCTCGCAGAACCGGATGATCGGGCCGAGGAGCCGGTCCGCGCTCCAATAGGTAGCCGACGCACGCGGGTTGTAGACGTCCTCGCCGAACCACCCGCGATCCTGTCCGCCGTACATCTGCTCACGGTTCGGAGTATCGGCGTTCTTCTCCACCTCCTGCGAGTAGAACAGGAGCGTCTTCCCGGCGTTGTCCGAGGAGTAACCCTTCGCGCCGTTCGCGTCGAAGACGTCGAACATGCGGTCGTTACTCGCGAGCCACGCCTTCAGCGAGCCACCGGAGACCGAGAGATCGGCCTCGCGCTCGTGGCCGAACATGCCTTCGACGTTCCCGATCATGTGGTCCGGTGTCGCCTTCAGGAACCGGTCCCAAGCCGCCCAATCGGTGGAGAGCGAGGAGAAGGCGAAGGAGTCGCCCGGCTTCAGCGCAGCAATGCGCTTGTGCTCGATGGCCGTACCGGTCCACGTCGGAGGCGCGCTCCCGAAGAAGACCCGGACGTTGCGCACGCGGGGAGTTCCGAACAACGCCTTGTGCGAGTCGATCTTCGATGCCTCGGACTTCGACGCATCGTTGCCGAGAGCGGAGGTGTCGAAGGAATACTCCGTGCCGGTCATCTGCTGCGCGAGCTTCGCGAAGGCTGCGATCTCCGGGGAGTTCGGGCCGTGCTCCTCCAGGTGATGAAGGACCCGCTTCCCGTCCCTCATCCCATCGGCGCACCACCAATTCGCCGAGAGGACGAACGGCTTCTTCGGAGCGGGCTCCTCTTCGTCGGCTTCGAGGAGCGCCGTGAGCCGGGCGATCTCGGCGTTCAGCGCCGCGTCGCGGGCGAGCCATTGCTCGGAGAAGGTCGCAATGGAGCCGGTGTCGTGGTACGTCAACGAACGCGGCGAGGGGACGCCGGGCACGGGCGGGATGGTCGGAGTCGTCATGCGACCAATCTACGCCCGGTTACGGCGACCACACGAGGTTCGAGCCGAGGTAGAGCTTCGTCGGCATCGTGCCTCCGAGCCGGTACGTGATCGGCACGATAAGGCCGAGACGCATCAAGCTCTGCTGAAACGTCGAGAGGTACCCGGCACCGGAGAGGTCGGCCGCTCGTGGCGTGATGAGGCCGAGCGCGGCGAGCGTCCCGAGCGAGGAGAGGAGCGCATCGCGCACGAGGCCGGGACTGATCGTGCCGGAGAGCGAGCCGGTGCTTCCGAGCGAGGCTCCGAGGAACACGGCAGGCGCGAACGGGAAGCCGACGAGCGACCCGGATGAGGTGAGGAACGCGAGCGACTGACCGAGCGCCGCCGCTTGTAGCTCGCCGTCGCCGGTGTACGCCGACGTGATGATGAAGTTCTGGAACGGTAGAGCGCCGAGCGTGCCGTTCCCGGAGAGCGCGGCGGCGCGAGTGAAGCCGACCTTCCCGGTCGCGGCGAGTGTGCCGGAGCCGCCCATCGCAGCGGCGCGGGCGTATCCCGGCGTCCCGGTCCCGGCGAGCGTGCCGGAGCCACCGAGCGCGGCCCCCTGTGAGGCCGTGGGAGCCGAACCGGCCGCCGAGAGGGTACCGGTGCCGCCGAGCGCGGCGGAGGCGCTGAGGTTGACGTTCGCGGCCGGGAGGATGACGAGGAACGTGTAGCCGATCGAGGTGGTCCCGGTAGATCCGGTCTCGCCCCCGACCGATCCGGCCGAGACCGCGTCGTTGTACCCGGTGGCCGTGAAGGTGTTCGCACCTGAGCCGTAAGAGTTCGAGGACGCTCCGACCGAGGGAGCGGTGTACGGCGAAGGGACCGAGACCACTCCGGAGGCACCGGTGCGACGTCGCGCCCATATCGCGAGCACGGTCGCACCGGCCGTCGCGGTTCCGGTCGGCACCGGGTAGGAGTTGACGGCCGAGGAATCGACATCAACGTCCGAGGAGAGGCCGACCACGGTGACACTCGCGTCCTCCACGAGGAGGACACCGGAGCAACGGACCGAAGTCGTGAAGTTGACTACAACCTGCCCGGCCGTGATGTCCCCGGCCGTGAGCGTCTTCGAGAACAGCCACGCCGTGGAGCTACCGGAGCCGGTCTCCTGCCGGACCTGCGTCCAGCTCGACGTGCCGGATGCGCCGGAGATCGCCGTGCTCGCGCCGTCCGCGTTGACGGTGAGAACGGCCGCATGCCCGGCCGCCGAGCCGACCGGCAGGACGAACGTCAGCGAGTTGACGGTGGCGCTCTGGCCGTTGCCGCTGCGCGAGGCACCGATGAGAGTCATGCTTTAACCCTCCCTTCGAGGGAGGGATCGGTCAGGTCTGCGTGTAGGTGTAGTTGACCGTGAGGGTTCCCTGCGAGCTGAACGCCTGATCGGTGATGTCGGCCTTATCGCGGAAGGTTCCCGCCGTGACGGCCGAGAAGATGCCGGTGAAGCTCGGCGTGGTCGAGGCCGGGACGTCGAAGACGGCCGACGCGGTCGCCGTGCCGGTCGAGCCTGCGCTCCAGGAGAGCGACTTCCGGGCGTAGGCCGGGGAGCCTCCGGTGACCTCGGACGTGCCGGTCGTGCCGGGATCGGCCGTGTGGAGCGAGCCGTAGAGCGCGGCGGCCGTGTAGCCGTTCGCGACGATCTGTCGCATGCCATCGGTTGCGATTGCCACCGGTCAGACCTCCGATCCGTGGACGACGCGAGCGCCTTCCGGTGCGTGCGAACAGTTCTTACAGTCGCTCGCCGGGTAGTACGCACCGGCGAGCGGGTGCGCGAGGCCGGGCGGGACGTACGTCGCGCCGTCGTAGCCACCGGGACCGGCGTCCGGCTCCTCGGAGACCTCGATCGTCTGCCACCGTCCGGACTCCCGGAGCGCGTTCACGTAGGCGTCGAGGAAGTCCGGCCGGACGTAGTCCTCACGGACGGTCTCCAGGTTCGGCATCCCGGCCTCCGGCGCAAGGGAGATCGAGCGCGCCGTGACCTTCCGCTTCGTGATCTCTGGCGTGGTCTTCGAGTTCGGCATGTCGCGCTCCTTCACGGGATGATGACGTAGAGGGTAGCCGGGTCCTTCGTCGGGATCGCATCGTACGCACCCTGCGTCAACGGGACCGCGTTCCGGATGGTGGCCGAGGCGATGAACCCGGCCTTCAGCGCCTCGCGCGTCTCGGAGTTGACGTCCGCGACGAGCGCCGCCACCTCCTGATCGAAGAGGTCCGGGTCCACCGGATCGGGCGGCCCACCGACGACGATGCCGAGATCGGTGAGGCGCTCGTACTCAGCCTCCGAGACCTCGTAGCTCGGCCGAGGCTCGGCGTCCGTGGTGAGCTGGACGACGTAGGTCGCCACGTCAGGAGGTCCTCTCCAGCTCTAGGCGGCGATCGACGCGCACCATCGGGTTCCTCGGCTCGCTCCAGCCTGCCACCCGGTAGCGCTCGCCGGTGCGCCGGTCGGAGATGATGTCACCGCTCTGGACATCGGTCCCGTTCGTCACCCGGCCGACGAGGTACCGGATCGTGCGGAGGTCTCCGGTGGACGGGTCCGGGGAGCGCATCGTCCGCTCGATGATGGACGCCGGGAGGTCCCGTAGGTACGGGTCGGGATCGGTGTCCTCATCGTCGTCCGTGTCCGGCCGAGGCGTCTCGATCTCGTTTCCCCACTCATCGAAGTCCGTGTCTCCGGTGTCCGGCGTCGTGGAAGCATCGACGTCCCGGAAGACGTCGATGCGCGTGGTCGCCTGCGTCATCATGTCGGGAGCGGCCTCCACGGCTCGGAGCCGTAGTCGTGGACGGCCACCACGCCTTCGCTCGCCGGGTAGCGCTTCGGTCCGTCCGGCCACAGGGTGCTCGGCGTGTAAATGGAACGGGTGCCCTTCCAGCCGAGACGACGCAGCGCCTTCCGGGCGAACGGCGCGAGCGTCTGACCGTCCGGCGTCGGCCGCACGCTCGCGCCGTCCTGCGAGAGCTGCTCGACGCCGGAGCGCGTGAACAGATCAGGCTGGTCGCTCATCCATGCCGCCTGATAGGCGACGGCCTTCTTCAGCCACGAGAGATCGCTCGACCGCATGTTCACGGTCGAGAGTTCGGACTCCATCCGGCCGACGATCGTTTCGATCGTGCTCTGTGCGCGAGCGACCGTCTCGGCTGACACCTCGATGCCGGTGATGTCCGAGACGTCGCTCTCGCTCGCCCACGGCACGGTTCAGCTCCGGGCGAGAGTGGCAGGCTCGGAGCGGTCGGCCTCCGGCGTGCCTTCACGCAGCACACCGTGCGAGGCCGCGAGGCGCTCCTCACGCTTCGCGTCGTGCTCGGCCCGATCGGTCGCCGTCTCGTCCTCGGTCGAGACCACCGTGTGAAGGACATCGAAGTCCGTCGCGACGACGGCCGGGACCGCGCCCACGGTGTAGCGGAGGACGATGGACGTCTCATCGAACGGGTGGTCGTGCTCACCCTCGAACTCGACCTTCGCGTCCGGCCGGAGACCCTGCGAGACCATGTACTGACGGACGGCCCGCTTGTTGTTCTCGTGGACCTCATCCTTGTTCGCGGTCCCGTAGTCCCGGCGAAGCGTGACGAAGTCCTTCGTGTGGACCGAGGTCGGCTCGGTGCCGTGGTCGATGGTGCGCTCAGCGACCTCGACGTCCGGCGAACCGAACAGTGCCGGGAACTGCCGGGCACGGACACCGATCGCAGGCTGAGGTGCGTCCTCGATGATGAGCGGCTTCGGCGAGGAACCCGGAGGATCGGTCGCCGTGGTCTTCTTCGAGCTGGTCTCGGCCTTCGGCTCGGAGCGCGGGGTGGGAGGCATCGTGGTTCTCCTTCGAGTGTCGAGACGCGAGTCTGACGAGGACGAGGGGCGGGTCCGGCGTTACGTCCGGCGAACTCCCGGCGTGCCGCCCCTCGTCCAGCCGTCAGGCGTGCGTCTTCTCCAGGACGACGAAGCCGTCCGCGAACGCGGGGAGGAACCCGCGCCGGGCACGCATCTTCAGGATGGTCTCATCGGTGAGCGCCGAGACACCGTCCCGGCCGGGGATGACGACGGACTCGGGACCGGAGCGGACACCGAGCATGAGGAAGTCCGGGTTCGCCGCGATGAGGAGCGGGTTCCCGTTCGTCCCTGCGGCGGCCGTGGTGGTCGGCGTCGCGGCCGGAGTGCTCGTGGCCGTGGTCGAGACCTTCGCGCCCACGGTCCAGCGGACCCGGTAGCCGAAGATCGTGTCCGGCGTCCCGGCGAGACCCTGAACCCACAACGGCTGACCGTTGTCGTCCTTCAGTCCACGGAGGACGGACTTGTAGAACGGGTGAGCGATCATCACGAGGGACGACTCATCGAAGTAGTCGTTCCCTTCGGCCTTCGCGAGGAAGGCCGAGAGCGCGTCGTAGTCGATGGTCGCGACCGAGGTGAGGTTCGCGTTCGCCACGTAGCCGGAGAAACTGTCGGCCTGCGTGACGGCCCGGTAGACCGAGGTGAAGGGGACGCCCGCGCCCACGGCGGCCTTGACGCCAAGGCAAGCGTTGTCGAGGTACCGGGCGTAGCTGGACGCCCAATCGAGCTTCTTCTCGTTGATGACGTCGATGATCGTGTCATCGATGTCCTCTTCCGCGATGCGGACGGCCCGGCCGAGCTTCTTCGTGACCATCGTGACCTCGTCGTTCGGCGAGACGTCCTCGCCGTACGCGGTGCCCTTCGGGATCACGTCCACGGTGACGGTGCCGGAGCGCGGGAAGGTCTTCGAGTCCGAGTTCATCGGGATGCGCTTCGCGACGGCCTCGATCGCGGAGGTCGCACGGATCTTCCCGATCACCTGAGAGGTCTTCTCTTCGGGAAGCCACGCTTCGTAGGTCTGACGTGCCATGACGGCGGTTCCTTCTCGTTCGGTGATGGAGGAATGTCGGCCGTGCCGTTCTCCATCACGGAGAGGGAACCGCCGTCACGGCGGGTCGTGCCTCGGATAGTAGCGCGTCTCAGCAGACGCGCACGAGTCCGTCAACCTTCCAGCGGAAGGACAGTTCCGGCCATCCGACGTTGTCCGGCGTCTTAAACCACGTCCACGGCGACGAGGAGGAGGCGGGTGGACCGTACTTGTACCCGTAGTCGTACGGCTGCGGCACCGAGGGATCGGCGTAGTCGTACTTCCAGAGATGCGCTCTCCAGCACCGGCCGATCCGGAAGCCGTCCGCGTCCCGGCCGTAGTTCCACGAGTGCTGACCGGGGTAGAGGTCGATATCGCCGGAGCCGTCGCCGCCCCATGCGAACGTGATCCGGAACCGGTCGCCGCCGTCCGCGTTCGTGATCCGGCCACAGATGATCGGGTACGACGTGCAATTCCCGGCCGAGGCGATGCTCGGCGTGACGACGATGTCGATGCATACCAGCGAGAACAGTGCCAGCAGGACCAGCAGGAGGCGCTTCACAGTTCGCCTCGGAGCTGCGCACCCTGGATCTCGGACGCCGTCATCTTCGACGTCGGCTTCCGGGTTCCATCCTTGTCGGCCGCGTCGAGGTTGCGCGTGCCCTTCTTCCGGAAGAGGTGAGGGTATTCGCGCTTCAGGTCTGCGACCTGTTCGTCCAGACCGTCCAGCTCGCCGGACTCCGGGTCCACGTCCACCTCATCGAGGTCGATGAGCCGGAGGAGCCGGTCCGGCTTGCCGATGAGGCCGACCGAGGAGAGCGCCGCCTTCGCCGCACTGTTCACGACGAGCGGCTTCCAGGTGGCGACGGCCGCCTCCTCGCCTTCGGCGCGAGCACGGGAGAGCGCCTTCTTGTCCGGTGCCGCCTTGTCCCCGGCGTCGTCCCCGGCGTCGTCGGCGTCGTCCTTC